TCACCAGCGGCTTGCGCGGCGGCAACCCGGTCAGCGTGGCTGAGCGGTGTTGAGGTCTTTCGCGCGGGGTCAGCGGACACCTCGGGTATCCGCTTCTTCGAACCCCCTTGCGGGGTCGAGGTCTTCGCCAGGTGTGGTTTCTTGGCGAGAAGTTCTTTGAGTGCCGTGTCGATGTCGTCAGCGTCAACGTCCCCGTCGTCGTCCACGTCGAACGTGGTGAGGTCGAGGAATGCGAGCGCGTCAGCGGGATCTTCAAACAGTGATGCCGCGGCGCCCTTCACCTCTGCCCGGACGACGCGCAGGTTCGCGCGCGCGGTTGCTTCGCGTGTAGCTTCGGCGCGGATCGCATCAGCATCAGGCGCATCACCCTTCGGCGCGGTCGCGTCACGCAGCGCGGACTCCGCAGCGATGCGCTTAGTGCGCTCTGCTTTGTGCTTGGCTTTGATCGCTTCAAGCGCGCGCTTGCCCGGATCTCCGAGCGCATCTTCGCCATCGACGGGCTCATCCGGGTTGGCATCTTCCGGGTCGGGTTCCGGGACGTCTTCTGGATCTGGACTCGTCCCGGTGTCGTCAGGTGCGGTGATGAAACTGATCCAGGGGAACAGGCGATTCTTCATGATTTCCTCTCATTGCGAGCGCCCGTTGCGGGCATGGATTCCCATCTGGGAAGTCATCGGAGCAGTTCGGCCAGGCGCCGTACGCTCTCAGATTTCGTGTCGAGCAATGCGCGCGCATGCTCCGATTGGAATGTGGCCTCAATGCGGGCCGCTTCGGACTGACTGATCGGGCGCAATCCCAAGCCGCGATCTGCCGAGTTCGCACCGATCGTGTTCGGGGAATAGCCTGAGCGTGCCCATTGCGCCCGGTAGTGGGCGTCGTACAGGCGACGTTCCGCGGCGGTCATCGTCGCGCGCTCCAATGGGTCACGCACACCAGATTCGACAGCACGGTACGTCTTGGATCGGTTCGTCTCGATCGTGCGACCACCGACCGCGTACGTGCCCCGCCCCGGGCCTGCCGCGAGCACCCTGGCATCAGTGGGCAGGTTGCCACGAATGTTGCCACCAGCGACCTGCGGGCCAGTGATCCAGCCGTGGTGTTCCAGGTTCGAGATGACGTGGGTGCGGTTGCGGTCGTGACTGTAGATGTCTGCGAGCGTGCGCCGGTTCGGGACACCGCGCGAGGTCGTGCCACCCACAGTGCTCATGCCGGCGGTCTTCGAGTTCACGACCCGGTAGATATCGCCGCCATCGCGAATGCCCTGCGCCTGGTTCTTTCCAAACACCCGATCCTGCGTTTTCTCGTCCAGAGAACGGAAATACTCGTACGGGTCAGTGCGCAGATCACCAGACGTTTGTTCAGCGGCCGGGATGTGCGTGCAGTAACAATGTGGGTGACGGTCGAAACCCTTGTTCCACCGGAACCACTTGCCCGCGAGGATGATGCACCGGTTACACGCGCCCGCATGCACCATGCGCACATACCCAGTGACCGTGGGCCGCTGAATAATGTCTGCCTGATACACGTCACGGCGAGTGTCAGCGAGCATCGTCAGCGACGTGCCAGTAAGCCACCGACCCACGAGCTCGCGGGCCTGCAATGCAGTAGCACCCATCGCGACAGCGCGCTTCGCTTTCAGCGGTGCGGCATCCAGAGTCGCGGTTATGGGCATGCCGTTTGGGGCATATTCGAGAAACCGGCCAGGGTTCAGAATCCCAACTGGGGGCGCAGCCTGACCGGTCTCGCGAAGCACATCTGACACGTACGGTGCTGCTCGGTGAATCGTCGCCGCCCGGCCGAGCTGCAACGTGTTGACCGCACTGGTCCGCACGTTCGCCCAACCTGCATCGAAGTCTTCCCCTACCCGCCGCCACGCGTTCGCGACAGCACCGGCCGTGACCGCTGCGATGCGCTGCTGTGTTTGGAGCTGATCAGACGACGACTGAGGAATCATTTGAGTCCCCCGCCGCAATCGCAGCCATGATCATCGGATCGGTCATCTCCGCCTCACGCATCTTCATGATGCGCTTGATCTCCTGCGGTGAATGACCACGCTTCTCGAGCAGGTACTCGAATGGGTAGCCTGCTTGCTTGTCTTTCACCATCGCGTCTGAAACCTGCGCGTCAGATCGGTTGTTCGCGTTCTTCCACACAACCTCACCGAGACGGGATTCCTTCGCGGCTTTGTCTTCACCGAGTTGCAGAGCGATGAGCTCAAACACGTCTCGCAACCGAGGGTTGAAGAAGTCTTGAGCCTGTTCGACCTTTTGAACAAGTCCTGCCTCGAGGCCGAGCATTGCTTCTGCAGAAAGGTTCGACACGCCATTGCCCGACAACAGGTAGTGGTGCGGGGTACGGGTTTGTGCCGCGATGTGCGCCACTGAACGTTCAATGACTTTCGTGAACACCTCGAGGTTCGCGGCATCCCACTTGTCAATCGACGTGTTCTGTCCGGTCAACCACAGCATGCGACCGTTCGTGAGGGACTTCGCATCGACTGGCTTGAACTGCCCGGTCGGCTGACCGTCGCTGTCCAGAACTGGAATCTTCGGCGGCTCCTGCCCCATCACCACGCGTGCCGGCATTGAAGCCGAGTCTGCCGCGTTGAACAGGTACGCCCAGAGCAGGTTGATCGCGTTCTGCATCGCGACCGTGCCCTTGATGTCCGACAAGGGGCCGCGGCCAAGTACGGGCCGGTTCGGGAGCTCTACGACAGACACCTTGCCAAGGTGATTCACCCCAGGTTCCTTGCCTGGCACCTGTTCCCACCCGCCGCCGTCAGCAAACACGGTGGGAAGAACGAACCCCGCACCGTGAGCGGCCTTATACAGGCGCGCACGGCGCATCGGCCATACCTCAGCCGGGGTTTGCAGGGTGCCGTACTCGAACCCGTCGTCTTCGTCATCCCAGACCACCAGGGAAGCAACCCGCTTGAGGCCGGTCTCCGCGTCGTACGCGACGATCGCCTGATTCGCGGCCTTCCACGTGATGATCGGTTCCCCATCCGGGTCACCCCACACCTGGCAGAACGAACGCCGTGCGATCGTCGCAGACAAGAAACCCTGCACCGAAAGCGAATCCTGCTCATTCCGCAACCACGCATCCCAGAGCGCCTTCTCCGTTCGGGATTGCTTCGCCGTCCTTGAGGATGGCAACCGAAATCCGAGCATCGATTCGCGCTCAACAGGCGCGTTCGCGACCGTCTCGCACCAGTTGTCAGAGAAGTCCTTGTACTTCGCCTTGTGAGACTCAGCCCACTCATTCGACGCATACACGAGGGGCTGCTTGCCCTCGTAGAACTCCATCAACTCGATCGCTTCTTCCGCGCGCGGTGCAAGTTCCTTGTAGAGCTTGTTTGTGAGCCGAACCGCAGATTCTGGGGTCAACGCCATGTCTCCCCCTTTGCTGGTCACATCACGAATGCGTACTCGTCGGATTGAATGGTGAAGTCGCCGTCTTTGATCGCGTCCATCGCCGCTTCATGGGCAAGGTCAGAGCTCATCGCAAGGTCGATCTTCTGGTGATCGGCACCGTGCGGTTTCCCGAGCACGTACCGTTGCATCGTCTTCGCGACCATCACCGCGTTTGTGATGTGATTCCGGGTGTGGATGTCGCCGTCGTGAAGGAACTTCGATTCCGGGTTACGGATCACCGAACGGAACTGCTCGAGCGACGCATGCATCGGTGTCACACGAGAGCACGACCAAGGAATGAACACCTTCGGCCCATACTTTGCAGCCCACTCGGCAAGCTCGGTACGCCACGAATCGTCGTCAACAACGGTCTCGTCAACAGATCCCATCGCGGCGCCGGCCGGGTCGATGTAAGCGCGCACAATCGTGAACTCGGACGCCAGATAATCAACCGCGGCTCGAACCTCACCACGCGGAATGAACCCACCAAAGTTGGCCGGGTTCCACACTGTTGGTCGCAGATCCCCGCCCACGTTGTACGTCGGCGTGAACTGGTACATGTCGGCCGTTTCGAGCCGGATGCCCGTCCAGTCGTTGTTGTTCGACAAGTCCATGCCCATAGTGACCGTGGTGCGCGGCTTGACGACGATAGGAGCAGGACGCCCTTCCTTGCCGTCTGCGGCTTTTGAGTCCCACTCTTCTGCGGTGACCCACTTGCCAGAGCCAGACACGAGACGGTTCCCAAAGAACCGTTCCGCCTGAGCCGGATCACGCTTCATCAGAGATGTGGCGAGCGCCTCGATCGAGTCAAGGTTGACCCACCAAGATCCCTCGTACACGTACTCGTGGATGCGGCGCCGTTCAGACGCCACGTCGTAGCGCAGAACCTTGCCGTCATCCCCGCGAACCTGATTCGGGTCACGGTAGAACACGAACACGTCATCCTCGTGCGCTTCGTAAATCTGCTGCGCATACGAGTTCTCAGTCGGGTTCCACGCGTTTGTAGTCAGGTGCGTACGCCCGCCCATGCCGGCAGCGCCTCGAGCTTGAGTGTCGGCTGTCTCGACCATCTTGTTCGACTTCGTGTAGAGCCCTGCTTCGTCCTGCTCAGCATCCGAGATCGGGTTACCAAGCCTGGAACGTGCCGAAGCCGTCACCACGTCGATACGGTCGAAGTCATCCTGATCAGACAGCCCAAGAATGCGGATGAAACCCTCGCGTACGGCCAGAAGGTCACGCAACGGGCCGAGCTTGATCATCGCCGTCAAAGGTCGATAAATGTTCGCGGCCTGATCTTCCGAGTTCGCCGTGATCTGAATCAGCGGTGACGGGTGACGCATGCCCATTGGCTCGCCAGCCTGGAACTCGTAGCGCTCCGCGGAATCTTCCCAACCACAGCCACAACCGTTGTCAGCGCACGAGTACACCTCGCCACCGGTAGCCCAACCAGCGAACACGGATGGGCCGCACGCCTCGAACGCAACCTGCGACGCCGAAAATGGGCCTTTACCGGTCTTCTGCGGGGCCACGATCATTGTCATGCGGTAGAAGAACGCTTGGTTCATCACAGCCGGCTCATCCGGCCCCACGCGCTCAGTCGGCACGAACACCGTGCCCTCACGAATCCGGTAACGATTCGCATGACACCAGAACTGCCAGTCAGCCATCTGAAACGGCTTGCCACGCGTGAAACCATCCGGAACACGGCAATGACGCGTGATCCACGCATCACCGAGATCTCCCAACGTCGGGAAGTCGATCACGAACTCAGTCACTGCGTAGCGCGCATGCGCCGCACAGGAGCTCCCTGCTCCGAACGCTCCTCACGCTTCTTCGCCACCTCATCAGCAGCGATAGCCCAACCGTTATCCTTCAACCCAGCAGGAGTGAGCCCCAACTGATCACGGTAACGGTGCAACTGATTCACCAACGATGCCGACGCAGACGGATCAAACTCCACGATCGCCTTCAAACGGCAATACTCGGCAACCACAGGCCAACGCCACGACTCCATCGACCACGCACAAGCCTGCGGTGTCGCCCAAGCCTCAGCCCAAATATCTGCCTCACGCTCACGGAACGACTCAGTGCCCGACTCATCAGGAGCCTTCACTTTCACCTTGTCCTCGAAATACTCCGTGAACAACACGATGGGCTGCAACGAAAACTCAGGCACAGCGCCACGAAAGCCCTCCGAAGGCAACGCCGTCAACGTGAAACCACGACGGTCAGAACGCCCAGAATTCGGATTCGGCTGCGGGCCAGAACGATTACGAGAACCACCAGAAGCCATGACTACCTCATCCCCAACAGCGTTGCGCTGACCCCATTGCGAGGCACTTGGAACAATCGAACAAAGGTGCGAAAACGGGAGAAACCGAAAGTTTTGAACCCTCCGCGAGGTATAGCCACC